CGAGGCCGGCCTCGACCCAGACGCGGGCGTCGGAGGGGAGGTCCGCGAGGATGCGGCGGAGTTCAGCGACGGTCACTGCTGGGGCTCCTGCTGCTCGAGGACGTCGGCGATCCGCCGGAGCTCGGCGGCGAGGACGGGGCGGTTGGTGCGGCTGCTGTGGGGTGGGTGGTCGATGTCGAGGCGGAGGATGCGGTCGTGGCCGGCGATGACGCGGATCGCGATGTGGCGGTCCAGGGGGGTGCCGTCGGGCATGTCGTCGCAGCCACAGTCGAAGATGTCAGTGCGCATGGCGGTTTCGGGTTCCTTTCGGGGTTGGTCGCGATTGATCGGCGGTAACGGATTTCGCGGGCCTTTCAGCGCTCGGGGGTAGCCGAGTACCGGCCCGGCCCTGCTAGGCCGTCCTAGCGGCCACGGCGGGCTTCTCAGGGCATGTTCTCGGCTGGGTGGCGGCTGTGACATAGCTGCCCTGCTGGTCGAGGGCTGCGGCGAGGCGGTGGAGTTCGGCTGCCATCACGGCGAGTCCGTCGGGGCCGAGGGCGTCGAGGTGGCGGATGCGGAGGGTGACTCCGGCGTCGCTCCATGTGGCGGCGATCTCGGGGGTGGGTGCGGTCATGGCTTCGGGGTCCTTTCGCGGATGGTGCGGATCTGGTCGGGGGTGGCGCGGTTGGCGAGTTCGGCGGCGCGGTTGCGGCGCAGCTGGGCGGCCCGCTCGGCCCAGGCGTCATCTGCGGCCTGCTGGGCAGCTGCCGGGTCCGGGCGCCAGTGCGGGCGGTCTCGCCACCCGATGCCCTCGGGGGTGCGGATCCCGGGGTCGAGGGCTGCGCGGGTCGCAGCGGACGCGAGCAGGGCGGGGGGTTCATGGCGAAGCTGCCACAGGGCGCGGCAGACGGCGGGGTGCTGCCAGTCGCGGAGGGTGCACACCCAGGTGGCGAGTGCCCGGATCTGGTCGGTCGTCAGCGCGGACTTCGCGGTCATGGTTGGAATTTCTCGTTTCGTCGTTGCCGCCGGGAACCTACGCGCGTTACAGACTTTCGGCGGCAAGGAATAAATATTCACAGACACCACCTGAGTTCTGACGCTTCTAGGACCGGCTTAATTGGCACTTACTAGGTACGGGTCGGGTCGGGTCGGGTCGGGAAGAGCNACGGACGGGCTTGTCCCACCGGGACAGCCCCTAGTCATTGGCGTTCCGTTTCTGCGTTTTAGCCGCACGCCATGCGGCTTTCCGACGTCTCTCCGCCTCTCGCTGCGCAAGTGAATCCGCCCTGGAGGGCTGATACTCGGCCCAGTCGTGGAAGATCCACCCTCCTTCTGTGGATTCCCAGAGATTTGCACCCAAAAGCTTCTGTACTTGTGCTCTAGTTCCACCCAAAAGTGGGAGCATGTGTTCCGGCACGAAGCCGTCCGTGAGCTGGTGTGCACAGTAGGTAGCAGCTTTCAGCCACAGCCCGATCGCTGCCGTTCCGGCGGCCATGACCTTGGGGTGGGTGTAGAAGCCGTCGTCGATTTTGACCCACGCCATCACCGGTACCCATCTCCGTGGACGCGGATCTCCACGCCCGGCACGGACAGCCGACCGGCGTCGGTGACGTAGTACTTCGCGACGCACAGATTCACGATCTGCGCGTCATCGCGATAGCACACCCCGGTCAGGGCGTCCCCCATGGCGCGGGCCAGCTTGTCCAGGTCCGGTCGGGCCGTGGGACGGCTCGGGGCGCCGCGCTTGATCTGCCCCGCGTTGCGACCGGTGCCGTAGTGGCTTTTCGGGCGGGGCAGAGCGAAAACCTGCACCAGATAGACGGGGCCGTCGATGGGTGGCCTGTCGCCCATCGCAGTGATGGCGAACTGGCGGACTGTGTCGCGCCACGGCCCGACCAGCCGGGACGATTCGATCAGCCTCCCGCCTCCCACATGGGTCTTGCTGCCCTGGGGGGCTGGGAACCCCGCAGCGTAGAAAACTATCTCATCCATGAGATGAAGTGTCCTTTTCTTGGTGTTCGATTTTGAGGTGTCGGCGGCAGGGGCAGGGG